CCATCTTGGTTGCCACACGGAGTAGATATAAACCAAAATACAGAAGAAGGAGAAGCAAGTTGGAGGATTTCAGTATCTTTTAACTTCATACAAGTATGAGTTTTCAACAAAACAAATATCAAGTAATTAGAAATGCTATTTCATCTGAATTAGCAAACTTTTGTTTTAACTATTTTCTTTTAAAAAGAGATGCTGTTAAATTTATGTATCAACATAACATTATTTCAGAAAGTGGATTATGGGGAACTTGGAAAGATCAACAAGTGCCAGGTTCATATTCAATATATGGCGATCACGTAATGGAAACTTTATTAATGAAAGTATTACCTGTAATGAAAGAACAATCAGGACTTGATTTAATACCAACATATGCGTATGCTCGTGTCTATGAACATAACGCAATTTTAAAAAGACATAAAGATAGACCAAGTTGCGAAATATCAACAACTGTAAACTTAGGTGGTGATCCTTGGCCAATCTTTATAGATCCAACAGGTTCAAATAACGTCATTGACGAATATAAAAACATACATAAACCTAACGCACCAAAAGGTGTACAGGTAGACTTAAATCCTGGTGATATGTTATTGTATTCAGGTTGTGAGTTAGAACATTGGAGAGAGCCTTTTCAAGGTAATATATGTGGTCAAGTATTTCTACATTATAATCATAGAAATGGTCAATTTGGTGAAAAAAACAAATATGATGGAAGACCTTTATTAGGCATACAAAAATTAAGATATAATCAATAAATAACAATTATAAATAATAGAAGGAATATTATGGCTGAAGAAATAAAAAACATTATAACAATTGACGGTAAAGATTATGAAATTGATAAACTTCCGTTAGAAGTTAGAAATACGATTGTTGCTAGACAAGAAATACAACAATCTAAAGTAAGACATAACATAGAATTAGAAAAAATTGACGTTCTTACTAACTACTATAACGAAAAGATAAAAAAAGGGTTAGAAGAATACAATGGCAGCGACAGCAAATCTACGGATTGACCAAGGCGCATCCTTTAGTTCAGATATAACTGTTAAAAATACAGACAATACAGCGTTTGATTTGACGGGATATACATCCTCTGCTAAAATGGCAAAGGGATATGCGTCAACTCGTACACGTACTGTTATATCTACAGCAATTAATTCTGATCCTACTACAGGTATTATTACACTAACACTTACCGCAGATCAAACAAATAACTTAGACGCACCTTCAAGGTATGTCTATGACGTTGAAATTACAAAATCATCTGACAGCACAGTAACAAGGGTTATTGAAGGTATTATTACAGTCAGCCCTTCAGTTACAACATAATTTTCTTATAAATATATAAAAGAAAATACATATGGCAGTCATAGCTAAAATTAATAGTAATACATCAGCAGGTCCTCAAAGAGTATCTGTTACTGTACCTAGTGCTACAGCTGCTCAAACTTTTAAAGCTTTAAATGACGTGAACGTGACTACATTAGAAGATGGTGCCTTGATTCAATACGATGCTGCAACAGATAAATTTATAACGAAAACAACTATCGAAACGACCACTGGAACATTAAAGTTCAATGGCGGTAATTTTTAGGAGAATTTAAATGGCAACGATAATACAGATTAAACGTTCATCAGGCACAACGGCCCCAGCCGAACTAGCACAAGGTGAACTGGCCTATACATATGGGACGGGTACCCAAGGTAATTTAGGCGATAGACTCTTTATAGGAACAGGAACAGAAACCGATGGCGTAGCTGCTAATATAGACATCATTGGTGGTAAATATTTTACAAGTTTAACAGATCACGTACCAGGTACTTTAACAGCATCATCAGCTTTACTAGTTGACTCTAATAAAGCAATTGATGAATTGTTTGTTGGTAATAACGCATCTACTGGCGGTACAATTAAGTTTAATGAAGGAACAAATAATGGCTCTAATTTCGTTGCCTTAAAAGCGCCAAATAGTGTTGCTTCTGATGTTACTTACACATTACCAGGAACTTTTAGTAACGGTCAATTTTTAACTGTTGATGGTTCTGGTAATTTAAGTTTTGCTGCTGTACCATCTGGTTCATTTACAATTTCTGATGGTTCTGCTACAGATACATTTACTACTGGCCAAACATTAACATTTGATGGCGGTACAGGTATAGATACAACCGTAACAGACAATCAAGTTTCATTTGCTATTGACAGTACAGTTACAACAAATACTGGCACACAAACTTTAACAAATAAAACAATCAGTAGTGCTAATAACACAATTACAATTACTGAAGCAAACATTTCTGACTTAGGTTCTTACATAACTGCTTCAAGTACAGATACATTAACAAATAAAACATTTGACGCAAATGGTACAGGTAACTCAATTTCAAATATTGAAGTTGCTGATTTTGCTTCTGGTGTTTTAGATACTGATTTAAGTTCAGTTGCTGGAACAGATACAACACTTGCTTCAGCAAAAGCAATTAAAGCTTACGTAGATAGTCAAGTTGCTAACCAAATGACTACCATCACAATTGCTGATGATAGTTCAACAACATCTACAATTACTGAATCAGATACATTACAATTCTTAGGTGGAACTGGTATTAGTTCAACTGTATCAGGCGATAGTGTTACATTTGCTATTGATAACACAGTTACAACAAACTCTGGTACTCAAACACTTACAAACAAAACAATTGACTTAGGCAATAATACTTTAACAGGTACAACAGCTGAGTTTAATAGTGCTTTACAAGATGGTTCTTTTGCTACATTAGCTGGCACAGAAACATTAACAAACAAAACAATTAGTAGTGCAAATAACACTATAACAATTACTGAAGCAAACATTTCTGATTTAGGTGCTTATATTACTGCTTCATCTACTAACACTTTAACGAATAAGTCAATTAATTTAGCAAATAATACTTTAACTGGTACTACTGCTGAATTTAATACTGCGTTAACAGATGGTTCTTTTGCTACATTAGCAGGTACAGAAACATTATCAAATAAAACATTAACATCACCAGATATTAATGCTGGTACTATTGATGGTGCTACAATTAATGGTGGTACAATTGGTGCTTCGACTGCTGTTACTGAATTACAAGTAGATAATATTAACATTAATGGTAATAGTATTACCGCTACAAATAGTAATGGTAATCTTTCATTAAGTCCAGATGGTATTGGTACAATAGATGTTAATAGTGCTAAAATTACATCACTAGGAACTCCAACTGCTGGAACAGATGCGGCTACGAAATCATACGTTGATACAATTGCTGCTGCTGGTATTCATTACCACGATCCAGTAAGAGTAGAGTCTCCTTCAAATTTAAATGCTACTTATGATAATGGTACTGCAGGTGTTGGTGCAACATTAACAAACGCTGGTACACAAGTTGCTATTCAAATAGATGGTGTACCTTTAAGTTTAAATGATAGAGTTTTAGTTTACACTCAAACTAACGCTGCTCACAATGGTATCTACTACGTATCAACTGTAGGTAGTGGTGCAAGTAATTGGGTATTAACAAGAACAACTGATACCGACAGTTATGGTGCTTCTGATCCAGACGCACTTGGTCAAGGTGATGCTTTCTTCGTAAAAGAAGGTAGTACAGGTGCTGGTGAATTATATGTAATGAATACTGAAGGTGCTATTACTTTTGGTACTACAAATATTACATTTACACAGATTGCTGAAACAGCAGTTTATAGTGCTGCTTCTGGTGGTGCCTTAACATTAACTGGTACTGAATTTTCTGCTAACGTAGATGACTCAACAATTGAAATTAGTTCTAACTCTTTACAAGTTAAAGATGCTGGAATTACTTCAACTCAATTGGCAAGTAACGCTGTAACAACAGTTAAAATTACAGATGCTAACGTAACGACTGCTAAAATTGCAGATGGAAATGTTACAAACGCAAAACTTGCTAATTCTACATTTACAATTGCTGGTGGAGATTCCTCTACAGATGCTATAGAATTAGGAGAAACACTAACTATAACAGATGGTGAAGGTATTGACACAAGCATATCAGCAAACACTTTAACGATTGCTGCTGAATTGGCAACAACATCAAATAAAGGTGTTGCTTCATTTAGTTCAGATAACTTTACAGTTACAAGTGGTGCTGTTACAGTTACAAGTATTGACGGCGGAACATTTTAATTAGTCGTCAATTTTAGGAGATTTGATTTATGGCGACTATTATAAAGCTAAAACGAGGTACAACTACTCCAACTACTGGTGATATTACTAGTGGTGAAGTAGCAATAGATACTTCGGCACAAAAACTTTATATTAATGATGCTGGTTCAATAAAAGAAATTGGTGGCGGTACAGCTGCTAATTCATTTACAACAATCAATCTAAATGATTCAACTAACGTTGTCGCTGATTCATCAACTGATACTCTTAATTTAGATTCATCTGGTTTAATTTCAATATCTGGTGACGCTTCTACTGATACGATAACAGTTAGTACAGTTTCATCTTCAACAATACCTTTTTTGAAGTCTGATGGTTCATCATCTAATATTGAATTACAAACTTCAGGATCAATTGGTCAAGTTATAACAAATTTACACATACCATTTACTTTGGCAAATGGTACAGACGTAACAACATTGGTGGTAGCATAAGATGGTAGCAAAAGTCCCAGTTAAAGCAACATTTACAGGTAGTGATGTAACAGGTCTTGCTGAAT